TTTTCGCTTGCAGATATATCTACAATAGGCAGAACATCACTTGCCGCTACCTCTGTTTCGGTTAAGGGCTGAAGCTGGGTAATCCGCTGATCTGCCACGGGAAACTTCCTCTAGTGAGCGCTGCAAGCAGCTTAATCAGTCACTTCAGTGAGCAGGAAGTCAAGACCTTGTTGCAAGCGAATTCGATCCGTATCTTCCTTGAGCAGGTATCCAGAAGGCTCGCCAACAACCAATCTGATTTCGCCAGTAGTTACAAAGTCAATTGCGCAAGTAATTGCTTGATCAGTTCTTACATCAATGCCAGTTTTTAGAATCATGGCATCAAATTCATAATAAACACTAGGAGTGGAATCACCTGCTTGACTTTCATTTAACTGCAAATAACATTTAAAATCACTGCCAATATCAGTTCTCATAATCAACTGAAGCATTAGCAAAGAATTTTCTGATAATCCGCTGTTGTCTGTATTAAATAAGCAGTCAATTGATCCAGAGCCACTAATAACACCTGCAGAGTATAAATTTTTAAATTTGTCTGACATAACAGTAGTATCTAATGATTCTCTGTCAGTACTAAATGTATAACCAGTTACATCGCCAAGAATTCTTTCAGTTGATCCATACAGGCGAACGGAAACAAGAAGAGGAGATCCGGCAAAGCTTTCTAATGGATATTCTTGAGTTCGATCATTGTTAATTGCGGCACTAAAAGTTTCATAAAGGCGAATACCGCCAAGCTCATTAACATTGCAATACGCCGTGAATTCATTTTGAGTTACATTGTTTCCATCTTCCCAATTTGCGGCAGGAATAAAATCAAGCTTTCTAGCGTCATCAGTTGAAATCATAATTTGATCGCCGGTATAAATATTATCAATTGCTTCATTAAAGCTAAAACGATTAAGACTCGTATTAATATCAGCCGGCGAAACGTAGGTTTCAATTACTATTTTAGATTTACGGCTAAGCTTAACTTTTCCAAAGTGACCAAGAAAAAAAGTCATGAGTCGATTAGCTCCCTGAAGGGTCCATCAACTGTAAATTGAATTGCAACAGACGTAAGCTCAGAAGTCGTAACTCTAATTGAAACGCTTGTCAGGTAAGCATTGAAAGCAATGTCATCTTTAATGTCTGTGCCGTTTCCAGTTGCACCGGCGCGTAAAACAATTCCAACTCGATCTGCTTCTGTTACGCCAGCAGTGCTTGACTTCATTACTTTTTTAGTAAATTCATCAAATTGAACTCCCGGCTCCGATCCAAAAGACCCCTCTCGACGATAATAAAGAACAGTTGCGCTACCAGTAGAGCTAACAACCCCTGGGGTGTAAGTCTTAATAGCCGTATCAAGTGTTGTAGTTTCCAGTAGCTCCAAAGTAGTATCTAGTGACCAATCTCTAAGTTTCAGGGCACGCTCCGTATCTAACGGCGTTACATCTCCAGTACCAGCAGAGACTAAATAAAGAGCCCCAGTTCGCCCCGTGTAGAAAGCCATAGCATTAGAGCCAATGCTTCAATGCTAGCGAGTCACTTCAAATAGGTGATCCCCGAAATCAGAGATCAAAGCCTTACCGCTTGAATCGCAAGGGAAAATAGTGGCGCGAATTGTAACTTCACCTTCTTCATCCATTTCAATATCGGAAACTCGATATACACGCTTGGAGGCAACAGCTTCTCCTAGAACAAACAAGTATCCTTCGTATGAAGCAAGCTCTGGTGATTGGTTATTTGTTACATAAACATTATTCAACGTCACTACACCCCTGTCACTTTTATAAAGAAGAGCCGTGAAGGCTTGGCCTTCTGGAATTGTATTATCGAGTGGCAAATTTAATTTACCATTTGCTTCGACAATACCAGTTCTTACTTGTTGCCAAGCATTAAAGCCGGCATCAAAATAAATGTATCCGCCTGGCGCAACAGGCGAAACGGTTGGAAATGTCCTAAATTCAATTGCGCTGCGAACATGTCTACGCAGGTTGCAAATAAGTTTAAGAAATTTAATAGCTTGATCTTCGTTTGTAACATATGCGGACAAGTCAAATGTCTCCCGAATGCAGTCCTCTTCAATGGCATCTTCAAGTTTTACAGTAACTGATCTATTAACACTAAAAACATTATTTGTTTCGCTAGAGCGATAAATAGCGGTAGCGATAATATCCTGAACATTTGCGTCGTAGTCCATGAATTCTTCTTTGTATGTATCTTCAAGAATATTTCCTTGGTTAAATAAAGCCGATATGGCAATATCTTGAGTAATTTCACCAGTCAGAGGATTGAAAGGAACGCTTGGAATAAGAGTTTCCCTCCCGTTAATTCTTGCAAACTCAAGAAGGCTATAAGGTGCAACAGAAGCCCAAAACTCTCTCCAATTACTTAAATCAGCGATCAAGCAATCCATAAATAAATTATTTTTTACGCAAAAACGCTTTGCTTCTATTAATCTTGCAGTGTCAATTGCATCAATTTCAGCATATTTGCCAATTCCATCATCTGAGTCATAGATGGTATCCAGAAAGATATCGGGAGCATAGCTAGTAGATACGGTTGCTTGATTCGATATGGTATTTGCATTAATATCAATTAGCCTGACAGGCTTGCCTTCTGTTACATGCGTAGAAAAAGAACGCATGTCCTGAAGATTTCTACCGCTAAAAATATTAAAGCCTATCATTGAAAGATTCTTGTAAAGCTTTTCTTCGTCAAATTCTTGAATTTGCTGCTCCGTAACAGCGGATAGGCTAAATTCAGGACCGCGATCAAATGAAGTTACAAGATCAGTATCGGCGTCAAGATTAAACCAATCCCATTCATTTGTACCGCCAGGAGATTGATCAAGTGGCGGAAATGGGTAATTAAGGCCCTTCAATGATTCCTTGGAAAATCCAATAAAGTATAAATATTGATTATCACCCAAATCAATTACTTGCTCTTGCTCGCCTTTTGCTAGAGAATTCTGAAGATAGTGATATATAACATTTTTTTCTCCAGTTTCATCAATTGTTTGAATTTCTGGATGTGTTTTGATCTCGCTCAATGGATCAATTACCGGCTCAAGCTTAAACTGCCAATTTGTTTTTTCATTACCCCTGAATTTAATATATATAAAGTTATCCTGTTCTGCAGCACGGCGAACTGCATAAAAGCCGGGGGCATATGACCAATTGGATGCATTAGTTTTGCGATAACGCAAAGTAAAAATTGCCGTTCTTTGTTTAATTCCATTATCGCTCTCTGGATAGCCTTGAGCCTGATTGCTTCCATATACACGCTGCCTACCTGATATTCTTCTGAAAACTTGGCAACGAATTGACAAATAAACGATATCAGCAGATGTCAAAGTAGTGTAAGACGCTTCTTCGTATTTTGCAATTACCTTTGTATAAAATTTATCACCAGAATCATAGTTAATATTTTCAAGATAATTTTTGTATGTTTTTAGTGCGTTCATTTCTTCTGTTGTTATGTTTCTAATTTTACTTGTTTGTAGGCGCGGTACATACAAATAATATAGTCCACCTTTGCCAATATTTGCTTGTTGCACCTGAACCCATTTCACTTCATATAGCTCGCCAGACTTAATTAATTGATCGACTGTTGTAATGTCACTTCTTCCATCAATTGCCATTAAGTTATTAAAAACTTTGCGAGATGCTATATAATCTTGGTCATTGTCAAAGATATTGCGATAATCATTTTTTTCATCAAAGTTATAAGGTGTAGATGAAGAGTGACCAGCCTCAATACACACCAGATCTATAATCATTTCTCCTTCATCTGTTGAGCTTCCAGTAACTTTTTTGGTTTTAAATTTAGCAGAGCCAAACTTAAAGATTGCTGAATCGTCAAAAGAACTTGAAAATGCCCTGCGCGCATCTGCAGCAGCACGTTTCAAATCAGAAGCAAAGCTCGTATCAGCCGGAATATCTTGCGTTGTTTCAATGCTTATTGTTGCTACTTGTCCTTTTTGAATAATTGAGTTTTTAGCGCCATCGGAAAACATATCAGAATACCCCCCTAGGAGCATTGTTATTCCAAGCGGTTGCTTTGATTTAACGCCTCGCCCATCTCGAAGATAAATATATACGTTGATTGGGACGGGGGCGTATCCACCAAATGAACTCGAAGACGTTGGCGAGTAAACCTGGCTAAATCCTTCGATATGACTATTGGGTGATAGCTGTAGCGCATAAACATTGCTATTTTTATTGCCATACAAGCTTGGATCGTCTGCGTAGGAAGAATCAATTTCATTCTCAAAAGCTAATATTCCAGTGCCTTCCTTTTTGAAGTAAATCCATTTGTTTTGCGAAATTAAATCAGTTATTGCAGTTTGCCCAAAGGCTGATCTTTCAAAGTCAATATCAATTATTTTGCCTCCAGCTAACACCATTAGCATTTGAAGGAATTGACTGC